GTTTAATGTTGTAAGTAGTCATAATGCAATCACTCGTTGTTTGTTTGTGTTCGCTCATTATGCCTGTATTAAAAACACAGTCAACATATTTATCAATTATTTTTAAATAAATATGCAATCAGGATTGCAGCTATATATAGCAAGCTAAAAAGCCTTTTTTACATAGCAGATATAAAAGACAAATTCAAGTCTAAGATTAGCTGATTGTTAGCACAAGATAGGACTAATGTTGATTAAACATTGGGTATTGTTTGTCGGGATTGTTGCGTAGCATTTATTAGGTCAAGGGTTAGCAAGCTATATCAGGATTAAAGGCAAGCTAGATTCAATATGTTTTAGAAAAGACACTAAAACAAAAAGGATAGGACAGGATAATAATGGCTAGTAGTGCGGAATGGGGGTGTGGAACGAACTTTATAAAATAAAAACAGTGAAATTTACACAAAATGGCCGCGCCTCATTTAAGGCTCTGTATGAAAAAATCCTCGTGTCCCCGAAATTTCTAGGGGAAATTGTTGAGCGAGATATTATCTTTTTCAGAATAATTTACATAAAATAAATACAAAATAACAGAATAAAACTAATCTTTTATTCTGTTCTCGTTATACCTAAATTATTATATTTATTCAAAAAATGCGATTATATTTATAATCGAAAATAAGTAGGATATAATGTGGAATTATTGGGAATATAATAGAAAATAAAACTAAAACATAATACAAAAGTTAATAGTTTTATAATAGAAAAGAGCTGCAAGATATAATATTTAAACTACACCTCGCAACCCTAAAATTTACATTTTCTAGCAGATTTGAAAATCCTTTTTGTATATTATATTTCGGTTAAAATATCTGTGTAATGTACACAAGTATACATTATTTCCATAGCCAATAAGCTGTACATACGCCTATAACTATTAGGCTGCTACCCAATACCAACATAGCCTCTGCCACTCTATGCTTTTCTTGTTCAGCAGCCCTTTCCTTTCGCTTGCTTGTTTCTTCTAACCACTTATAATAACCATCTGTTTTCATCAGCCTCTCCTATGCTGTTCATGGATTTCAATTCCTTTCTTTTCTAAAAGGAACTTATAAAAAGCCGCTACGCTTGCAAATTGTTTTGGGTTGCCTTTATCATCTTTAATAATCATGTCATTAACAGACACAGTGATACTATCAGATATATGACAATTCATAGCACCACCTGTAAATCCGTATTTGTGGTAGTAGGTTATGTTCATGTGTCGCCCCCCATTACAGTGTCGTAGTCGTTAGGTTTAATCCAACTACCATTCTCATCCATTAATAAAGGAACAAGTACGGGGTGTGAATTAATTATCAGTCCAGTTCCTACAATTGGCCGCTTCAAATTACAATTGTTATAAGCAAAAGCTAAACTCTTATCATTAATCAAACAACCAACATTCATTCCCCAATATAGCCCCAAACTATTAGCCCAATAATCGACTTTAAATGTTTCGTGGTAATGGCCGCTTACAGCACACATACCTAAAGACATAGACAGTTTTTTAATGTCTGCTGTTTTGCCGTGATGTAGGTAAACTTTATCTTTGTTGGGTAATGTAATTGTCATTTCGTAGTGCCACACCCAACCTGCACCAACACCAAGCACTTCATTATAAGACTTAATGTAGTGTCGCGGTATACCATGTGTTTTAGCCTTACGCCACACTAAACTACCATGATTGCTCTCAAGTATATCTAGTTTTGGGAACATCTTGTAAAGCTCTGCAATAACAGGTAGGGTTTTAGTTAATTCATCCCCTGCCGAGGATAAATCAGGGTCGGAGTCGTGGTACGATAGTGCGTGTTTATCGCAATTACCCGATACATGAACATGACCGTCTGTTCTTACAATAATAGCTCCGCTTGGCACTGTTACACAATAGACTTTGCCATTGTAAGGTATCAAAGACTTAGTTGCAGACTTAAACGAACAGTTCTCCCTGTTCCAAGCAACGTCTACCATCCAGCAAGAGCATTCGCCATTAGAAGGTTTAACCTTGCTTGGAACATACCCAGTTATTGTAGCCATTGCTTGCACATACTCAACATTCTCTTTGATAGAGCTTGTGTATCTAAAAGCCTTGCCTTGAGCCGTAGTAGTACCATCCCAAAACTGCAACTCACGAAGAAACGTTTCCCTTTGTTCCATTGATAGTGTTACTAAAGGAATATCTGAAAAGTTTTTTGTAAAGTATTCAGGTACGTTTGCTTTCTCAATATAAAACTGAGAACAACCCTCTCTCTGTACAGTATGAGTATTAAAAGCGATATTCGCCTTGCCTAATAGTACTAGGAGCTTTTCTGTTTTACGTTCTTTCTTAAACATAAAACGTGCAGCACCTTTTGTGAATGTGCCGTCTGCTTGGAAAGCAACTAACAGTTGTATATCCACTAAGGACAACTTGTTATCGCCACCATTATAGTTACCATTTCTGGGTATGTGCCAAGACTCATTTCCGCCACTGTCCCAAGCCTCTCTTTTATGTATAGTTTTAAGCGTAGGGTGTATTTTCACAAGATTATGTTTTGGCGTTGTTCTGCTAGTCATAGTCTTGTGCTTATACTCTAGTAAATCCCCACAATAGTCTTTTTCAATGTATCGTTCAGGTTGCACAAAACTAACATTCCACTCATTCCACTGGGCGACTAGCTGTGTTTCTTTTAGCTCGTCAAACCGAACAAACCCCTCGTCTGTAAGTACCTCTACATCAGGTGGGAAGCACTCGTCACCTAAACTTATGACCCTCGTAGGCTTGTATTTAGCTTTCAAGTAAGTTAAGAAAGCTAATGTATCTTTGTGATGATACGGCACATGAAGGTCGCTGATAAGTAAGATGCGTTGATTTTCATGTTCTTTCAAATCCTCTTTTTGATATTGCTTGTGTACATCTTGCAAAGCCTCTTTAGCGATAACACCTTTGTTCTTTTCTTTAAGCCAATGTTGCAGGGTAGTCCTATGGACTTGCATTTCTTTTGCTATCTTACGTTGTGATAAACCTTGTTGTTCAAGGGATTGATAAGTCTCGTACCAGTATGGATGAAGATTTCTAATCATTAATGTCTGCCTTGTAATTTAATAACGCTGATAATACTTTAATATCTACCATATTACCCCTAAACATATAATTCAAAATACAACCGAAGATACATTTCTCTCCACGCTGTTTGTGTAACAGGGTTTGTAGATGTAACCCATTTATTGTGCCACCGTACCAATTTATCTTGGTCTGTTAAGAGTTTCATTTATTGCTCCAATTTTATAATACCTTCATATTGTTTAATCCTACCAACCTTTGTTCTTGTTGGCTCTACCCCATAGCTTAACAGCTTCTCTTTCTGTTTGTCAACAGATAACTTACTAAATGCAATAACATCTTTAGCTTTGGTGGCTTCTTCAAAAGAGATATTCAGCTTATCAGCATGAGTCTTAATTGTATGGCAACCATTACACAACAACTGTAAATTATCTTCACCCTTATCTAACAACAATAACCTAGCAAACCATTGGCAGTATTCTTCCCAATTAGAGAAGCTACCTGCTGCTACAATGTGGTCTACTTCTAAATGACTCGATGCAAACCAATTATTACATTGATTGCATTGTCCTACTTTCTTGACTCTTGGGCTTGTTATACCACTGTCTTTAAAGTTTGGTTGTGTGTTGTTAGCTTTGAATATTGATTTTACAGGGTAACGAGACCATATACGTCTTGATTGGCCTCGTAAATATTGTAGGAAAGCCTTCTCATCTTTCCAAAAGTTTAAGTACACATTTACTGCTCCTGCGGATTGTCTTACATGATTATGCGTCACTTTTGATGTATTTTGGTTTATATATCATTAGTGACGCATATATATATATATATATATATATATATATATAGTGTTATGCGTCTTGTTTGCATATATAGTGTATAAAGTTCCCAGCGTTTAATATACTAGCAAACAAATTAAAACCTGCTGCAAAACTGTTACCCTCAATAGCGCACATTAACGCCATTCCTGCACATAAAGCGCACATTATTAAAGCAACTAATTTCATAAATACCTCCCATTAAATTAAAATACGCGTAACATCATATTCAAGCAGATAACAGCCCAGACAATCATCACAAGTTTTAATAGCGTTTAGGCCGTTACTGCTTAATATTGGTGTTAGATTTCTATTTACTTTATTATCTAAAACGTGTTAGTAATAACAGCTTATTAAACCCCAAAGGAGTAATTATGGAAAGTGTAGGAAGTAAACTCGGTTATTATCCAAAATTCCCACATTGTAAATCTGACGAAGGTTTTGATGTTACTTGTTGTCCTCACACAATGGGGCGAGTGGCGTTTATGAACTTGTTAGTTGCAAGAACTGTAAAGTTTTAATAACCACCACTTGTATCCCTTACGAAGAATAGTTATTGCGTTTTAGCTCTCTTTGCAGTCTCTCTTGTTCCTCTCTGAGGGCTAAAATAATCTCTGATAGTGCGTCAACCTGTAGTGCAGGATTCCCTGAGAACACGTTTAATCTTTTTAACTCGTTGGCTAAAAAATCGAACTCTTTTTCATTAACTCTTAAATACATCGTAATCTCCAATCTAACTCAGCAATCAAGCAGGAAAACGCCCCACGCTGACTTGAGTTATTTATTAAGTTTGTGCTACTGTTTTAGTAGCGGTTGTTAAAGAGGGCGTTTCCTCTTATTGCTATAGTTAGATTTCATACCTTGCAAACACCTGTTACAAGTGTATATAGTGCTATCGCAGGTAAACCAAAATAGAACAGTACCATTAAGGCCAAAACAATGCCTATCGAAAACAATAGTTTAAATAGCTCTAAGAAGTTTCCTCTAATCATCAGAGTTGTTAGCTCATCCTTCAAATCTTTAGCTAATGTTTGGTTATCTTTCATATTATCTTTCCTTTTGTTGTCTTGGGCATACATTACAGATTCACTGTCAGGTAAATCTCTCTTTGTTGAAAAGGTATCAGGGGTTGTTGTAGTGTTAGGATTGTTACTCACAATAAAACACAATTTTTTAAAAAATACAGAATCACCGTTGAATTATATTCAAAATATAAACGAGTCTTTATCTTGGTCATCTTTGAAGTTTGAAACAGACCCAATGTATTATGAACAAGCCAAAAAAGTAGCTTATGATGAAACTACTGGGTTTTTGCTAACAATTTCAGGAACTCTGTTAAATTGTTTTGGTAGTTTCATTCCTTTGCTAAACATAAAATGAATTTACTGTGTAATTACTAAACACCACAAGAATATAAAATGTCTAACCAAAACGATTTAACCTGTAAAAACTGTGGAAATAAGAGTTTTGATGTCGCACCTGAGTTTGACTTCGACAACAATTTCATAGCACCCATCTGTCGTAAGTGTTCTACTCTTCTCAGTAAAGACGAGTACATCAGGCAAGCTCAGGATGCGTTGAAAAACATCGCCCTTGCTGCCTTTAAAGATTTCAGGTGAATCCATCAGCAATGAGTTAATCTCATTCTCGAAATGAGAACAATCGAAACTTATAGCACAAAACATTTTCAGTACTCCAAATCTAACTCAGCAATCAAGCAGGAACGCACCCTAGCCGATTACTACGTTTATAATAAATCTTGGCAACATTGCCGTTATTACATCAAAGAGAGTGCGTCCTCTTATTGCCTGTGTTAGATTCAGTCTACGGGGTACCCGTGTAAGTCCCACTCATCTTCGCTGCACTTGAAATTTGCCCATGCGTCAGCAGTAGCTTCTACAACAGTTTTTCCATAACCGCGCAATTCCCACCTTATGCCATCACTAGCTCTGCAAGTTAAAAAGCTGCGGTAGTCCTCATCTCTACTTTTTTCTTGAGTAACAACCTGTGTAAAATGTTTTTCCCCACTCATCGCAATCTCCCCATCTAACATCGCAATCAAGCGGAACGCACCCCAGCCGATTGCTGTGTTTTTAATAAATCTTGGCAACATTGCATTTAAGTCGGATAACTGCCTATCCTGTTATCATGTGTTTAAATAACTTTAAGGCAGTTGCCGCTTAATGCCGTGTTATGCGTCTTCGTATAAATCCCATAAATTATCAAAAAGCACTTTTGAAAACTCTGCTCCAAGCTCCTCTTGGCTATAAGTCAATTCCTCATAAAAGCTTGCCAATTTTTCATCAAAAATATCAATATCCATAACTCACCTCATTAAATTAAAATACGCATAACATTACAATCAAGTTAAATAACTACACCTCAGTCATCATCTCATGTTTTGTTAAAAGTTTATCTGCCTCTTCAACCTCTTTTTCTTTAACTATTGCAGCCACTTTAGCATTAATCAAACCTTTTGACAAGCCATAAGTTTCACTAACCCCACCAACATCTTCTTTATATAATAGCGTATCCGCTTCAATCTTACGCTTATGGTACACTAGGTTGGCCACGGCTTCTTTAAATGCCTTGAGCTTTTCTTTATCATTGATAATATCTGTTAGTACAGCATTATCGTTGTTCTCAGGGCGACCACGCTTCTTTTGTTCACTCATTTTCTTGCTCCTCTTCATCATCTAAAGCATCTAAGAAAGTGCTAAACAATAAATTAGAAGCTAATGCACCCACAATATCATTCTCTTTGATTGTATCAAGAATATCTTCTAAAAGACTGACAGCTTTCTGAATTGTATCTTCGTCTGTTGTCTTTTTTGCGTGTTCCATAAAATCTTCAAAATGACTCATTTATCTGTTCCTCCAAGTGCCATTAAAGCACTAAATAAAATACTTGGTAACACCACACCTGCCATGTTCTTAATATCTACCCCAAACCCTACATATACAGGAATTAAGAAGAAGATTAAATATACAAAGAACGCTATTAAAAACCTCACTGCAAAAGAAGATTGTTTTGGTGTGTTTGGTTTACCGACAGCACACTCATCAGCTTCAATATCTACCATGTTACTCTCTCTTGAATAATTGGGCTGTTGTTAGCAGCCCTTTTGTTTTTTGTTACTCACCTATTGTATCAGGATTTCTACCAATACTGTTAAGTCTTTTGTGTTCTTTTCCGTGACAAGATGTACATAACCATATAACATCTAGCCAATGCTGCTCTTCATAAGACCAGTGGTGCTTTTGCAGATTCTTTTCAAGTAAGCAATGTTCGCACACTGTTTTCCTTTGAAGCTTTCCGTCCCTTACTGCATTACTTGCGGCGTATTGAGCTTTTCTTTTGTGCTGATTAAGCGATGCCCATTTACGTTTTATACCTGAAACCCTTTGGCTAAACTCTTTATCCTCTTTGCAAAGCCTAGATATTCTAGCACAAATGGTTTTTACTCTTTCCTCCCTATTTGGCCTATTCCTGTCGTACTCTCTGACTTTCTCTAAGTTCCTCTCTCTATGTAAAAGGGCATCTCTTTTTGTGCAGTCTTTACACTTATTAAGATGCCCGTCTAACATTGATTTATGGGGGTAGAAGTCAGAAAGTGGTTTCTCTACAAAACATTTGAAACACACTTTCATCATTTCACCTCACATCAGAACGGAAGGCTATCTGAATCGTCAGAGTCATCTAAGTCTTCAGCTAGTGGTGCAGGTTTTGGCTTATCAGCCTTATTAGTGTTTGACTTATAAGCCTGACGCTGTTCTGCATCACTCTCATCTTCTACAACATTACCAAATGGATTTGCATTCCCACCATATTCAACTAAGTCAAAAATACAAATACTATTTAACTTAGCAAACGTACCAAACTTATTCTCCACTACACCGTAAGCAGCTTTCCCTTTACTGCCATTACCAACCAACTTCTTCTTAGTAATATCAATAACATTGTTACCACCAATGTCTTGATATACTTTTGGAGCATACATTTCTTTGCCATCTGCGTTGTGTGTATTCTGAGATAGCTTAATAATGTACTGTTCTTCTTGGTCTGGAAAAGGAACGCCGCATTTGTATTTAGCTACAAATTCTTCATTATCCATTTCCTTCGCCTTTTGCTTTGCGAACCGCTTATTCCACTCTTTTGCAGTTTTTTTGTCTACAACAGCAGATGTCTTCCATTCTGTTGATTCAGATTCATACTTTTTGGTAGGTGTTTGAATGCAAGTGTAAAAGAAAGTTGCGTTGTTTAAAATTTCAGTCGCCATGTTTAATTTCCTCGTTGTTACGTTGTTGGCATTACTGCCGTTGTAAAGTGGTTAGTAGTTATCTAACTGCTTATGTCGCTTAGTTTAACACAGCTAAAAGCTATGTCAAACATTTAATTGATTATTTTATTAAACAATCTCCTTTCTTTGTGTTCGGGTATTATCTGTTAAATAATACAGGTTGTCAACACTTATTAATGAACATCTTTCCAACTACCATTCTTACTCATCTTGCCTTCTCCATCAAGTTCTATTGGTAGCTTCAAAAACTCACCAGCCTCAATAATACACTTAACACTCATAGCACGAATATCTTCCTCAATTCCATCTAACACCTCCCAACTATACTCATCGTGGACTAGGCTGAGTCTTTTAACCATCTTACCTTTGTACAAATAATAAGGTCTGCCAATATCATCAATATACATTCTGCCTAGTTTAGAATCCATTAAGCAAGCTGCTAACGATTGGCAAATAGCCCCAAGAGATTGACCTAGACAGTTAATCAATACATTCTTACCTCGTATTGATAGTATTCTACCATCCCAAGCAGGTAAGTGTTTCTTCTTACCGACTGTATCGTAATACTTCTCTGCCGCATCTTTAAGCTTACCTAGCCCATAGTTAGCTGTCCAATAGTTATCGTAAGCTACTTGTGCCGCTTGTTTTGATAAACCTAAACTACTTGCTAACTTAGCGACACCACCGCCGTAGGCCAGTAAATACGCACCCGTTTTTGCTTTATTTCTGTAAGGCTTAAACTCTGGTAAATCCTTCAACCCAACAGTGTTAATATCAAACTTACTAGCTATCTCAGGAAAGAATGCAAAAGCATTAAAGCTGTGGCTATCACCTCGAAGGATGAGTTCAGCAAAAGCTCCTCCATCGTGCTTCATTGTATAAGCTGCAAGTGTTCTATTCTCTAATGCTGCACTATCTGTACCAATGTACCAATTACCATCATCAACACAAAATAAATCCCTCATCTCAGCACCTAGAAGCACTTTAGGGTCAGCTTTAGGGCAATTCACCACTGTACGGTGACGTACTCTAAATGTCGGTGTATAACCACTAATCTCAGCACTAAGTCTACCATCAAAGCCAATACGCCAATTACTAAGCCACCCCTCAACAACGGAACGCCTATTACGATATGACAAATACTTAACAACCTTAGCAGGTATCTCGGCTTCCATTCTTAGTAGATTAGGACAGATGTTGCCCATTACCATGATCTTTGGTGTTGTCTTGATTACTTTGCCATTTTCTCTTAGTGGCTTACCATCTTCCCCTTTCTTTAAATTCCAGTGTTCCTCGCTTGGCCTCCACCCATTCTCTATAAACCACTGTTTAAGCTCTGCATTATCGTCAATCTCCATTGGTATCTTAACGTCTAACACTTCATTAGCTTTAATATCAGCTACAAGCCCATAAGCATGAATCTTACCGTCAATTACCTCAGCGTTGTGCTTAGATAACCAGCTAGTAAATGTTGTAGAGTAATCTCCGTTGGCCTTGAATGGTTTAGCAGGGATTTTATAGAAAGATTTCTCTGTCTCTTTTAATCCTCTGTTTGGTAATACACAATCAACTTCCTTTTTAATCCTATCCATTTCAACAGTTACATTTTCAACTAACTGTTTTGCTTTTTCAACATTAAACTTAACACCTGTGTATGATTGGGCTGCATATAAGAAGTAGTCCTTCTGTATTTGATTGAATGAAGGATGTATCCAATTATCCTTACCGTACATCTCTTGTGCTTTTAACCACAACTTATTGAATACAGTAATACCTGCATCAACGTCTGCATCACAGTAAGTGTCCATGTATTCATTATAGAAGCTAAACTCAAACCCTTTGGGTGAATCTTTAGGCATAGCCCCTGTGTCAATCAAGTGCTTTCTGTAGTCAATCTTTTCGTTATCGTTACCGCTAGACAGATAAGCTAATGAATGTGATAGGGAGTCAGGTTGTAAATACTGTGAAAGAACTAATGTATCAACAAACTGAACGTGTTTAGCCCCTAGCCAATCCTTTCCTTTCTTTCCCACCTGCGGTTGAATGCCAAAGAACTTCCACAGCATCCAAGTATCAAAACTTAACCCATTATGTTGTACAACTAAAGCACCATCATCAAAAGAGTTTATCCATTCAAGTATTTTAGCTTTGCAATCATCTTTAAACGGATAAACGCTCAATGAGCGAGAGTTATCAAGAGTCTTAAACTTGATGTACCAAATAGTTTTTGATTGTAAGTAGAATCCGTCAGACTCTATGTCAAAGTACCAACCATTCATTTTTCTTTCTCTCTCAAATAAATAAAGGGAAAGAATAACAGCTTTCCCTTAGATTTACAACACTAAACACTAAATGGTATTATTTCATGCTCTTTAAACTTATCACTCCACTTACAACTTTGATTGTACACAGCATAATAGTCGCAGCCTAAATACTCGTCTTCTGTATAGTTTATCCAACCCCGTTCCCATTTAAGCTTACTATCTAACTCGTGGTCAAACCAACGAGCATTAACGTAATGGATTGGTAGTGTTTCTAGGTTGTCTGTTTGTAATAGTGATGCTACTAAACTGCGAGTCCACCCTGCATGGCGGTAGAATCGGTAGCAGAGAGATGCTTCAACGATTTTCATTAGTCTTCCCCTAGTCTGTGATTTCCACTGTGTAGTTTATCAAAGCTTGGTAAACTCTTAGGTCAAGTTGTGACTTGTATTCATTGGCAACTTGTTTTATAAGATTCTCTTTATAAGTTTTGTAAGCTCTAAAAGCATCTTCCCCTGTTCTATACCTGCCTAAGTATACTCTTTTACCTTTCAAGCTGCATTGAGAGACATAACTCACCACATCTTTATCTAGGTATACTCCTATTCGGTGTTTTCCTCTGTGGTTGTTTCGCCTTACAATAAGAGTATTAATTTCTTGTGGCACAAATACGCAGGTATCTTCCGAGTATAATTTATTACTCTTCACTAACAGGTCTTTATCTAAATGCCAACTTTCCCCGTACTCATCTTTATTCTTAAAACCAACCTGTTCCTGACACCACTCATAAAAGAAGGAATAATTCTTGAAGTTTTCTGAACAGGTTGTTCCTGTATAGGTTGGCCGCCTAACCCATAGTTTTTCGGTACAGCGCGTAAGCATAGACGACCACAGTGCATACTCTTTTGCCTCTTTCCCATTAGACTGAACAGGGTAATCCATACCCTTAACACCGATTCCACGAACTAACTTATTAGTATTTCTCATAATCCCTCTCAATATTAAAATGTTGGCTTCTTAACTTGCGTAAAGTAATACTCTTTATCATACATCGTGTGTGTCTCAATGTCGTAGAAGTATTCCCCTGCAATACCTGTCTTACCTGTCCAACGAATCTTAGAGGCAGACATAAATGTTGTGTTACGTTCTACTTCGTCCTCAGCTTCTTTATCACGGGAGAATAGTAAGTTACAAGCACCCGACTTAAAGATACTACTGCTACCGTGAATATCTTCTTCGTGCATCTTTGCGCCTGTACTGTTAGCTTTCTGTCCAACAGTATTTTTACGCACATGGTTCACTAAAGCAAATGTAACACCATGAGATTTTAATAGTCCCTTCAACCAACGCATAAATACAGCTTGTTCTGACTCATTTAAGCCGTCAAGAATATCTTGAATAGGGTCTAGCACAATAACCTTACAGCCACAAGAGATGATAAGCTCAAGGATAAGCTCTTTAAGGCTATCAATACCACCATCGCGGTCTACAATTAAATAGAAGCGTGGACTACCATCATCACGATACCACAAATCTTTACTTTTCTCAGCTACATCTTGTGAGCGTAAGAATGTTAATTTCTCCTCTTTATCTTCAATCAAGGCAATCTTTTGACTAATGTGGCGCGACAATATCTTCTCCCCATATTGCCCCTCATCACTTTCTAATGTAACAACACCAACCATGTGTGGACTGTTAAACAACCAATAATACAGGCACTCGTCAATGATCGTACTCTTCCCTGTCCCAGATGCCGAAGCTAGGTTAACAATAACACCTAGTGGAATACCCCCTGCCATCATATTTTGTAATTTGTGCATGAATGGTGGTAATGGAATCTTAGGTACTTCTGCTTGCTCAATGATTTTACTCATCAAATCGCCACTAGAGATAATACCATCAGGTGTTTTCTTTGTAGCATTAAAGAAGTCAGTAACAAACTCCCGTTCCTTGCCATTCACTAGATATTCATTAACATCTTTATAGCGTGGTGTAATCACCCATACTTTTCCTTTTGGAAGTAATGGCACAATCTTTTCAACAGCTTCTTTACCAGCTTTGTCATTATCGAAACAAACAATAATACGTTCAAACTTATCTAAGAACTTGTAATTGTTCTGCAATTGTTTACCACAACCACTTTCACCTACTGTTGGTGTTACCACTGCGATAGGATCGTACCCTGCACTCTTATCCTTACTTAACTGATAATCCCGTAACATCTGAAAAGCAGACAGAAAATCCACTTCACCAGCGCAAATTACAACATACTTGCCACCATTAGGAAATCTAAAACTACCAATCAAGTCACATTGCTTACCAACTTCACCTACAGGGTGGCTAAAATCCTTTGGAAATACTCGTGTCTTGTAGCCAACATGACCACCATCAATAGTTGTAGGAACGAACTGCTTTATAGGCAATCCCGTCTCTTGAGAACATTCATAAGTCACACCAAAGAACTTATTAGTTTCAGGACGAATACCACGCCATGTTACTTTATGTGTTGTACCATCCTTAATACGTTTCTTGCTATCTTCACTCATCTCTTTAATATCGTCTAACACTTCGTCTTCCTCATTAGGTATATAAGCTTCATCACCGTGTACATGATAACCACAAGAGAAGCAATGTTTGCCGCCATCACTGTAGTTTGCTAAATTGTCTCTTGATTTGTCACCACCTTTCTCAACACATTTAGGACATTGCGACTTGAATTTGAATAACGCCATATACTTCTCTCTTTTCTTTAATTAAATTATTAAATTAAATGGCCTCAATTAAGAAGCCATCATAACACGCTATTCAGCTAATCGCCACTTGATAATATCTGTATCTTCATTCTCAAATGACCAATAAAAATCATCAGCCTGTGAAATCTCCTTTATACCTCCTCGCAGTTTAACCTCTATCTTAACACCACAATCAACAGGCATCCAGCCTGTGTTCTTTGTCCATTTAGACTGTTTAACTTTGTAATGTGTAATGTTAACACTCTCACTAAAAAACCAGTTAGCAGACCCGACAGTGCTTTTAGTAACATCACCATCACTCCAATGCAACTTAATCTTAACATCATCATCTAAACCTTCGGGCTTTTCACCTGTTGTGTTCTCAATCCAATTCGACCACTTACTTTCGCTCATCACTTCTCTCCAACTAAAAATACTTTATATTGTGTTCTAATAGCAAAGAACACATCATTACGGTTGATAGGGTAGTCACTAACCACCCCTGTTGTCTCGTCTATTGTTGGAATAACACAACTGCTTGTCAAGACCACATCACTGGCAATAATGTTATTAGTACGAATCTTCACCCCAAGAAACGTAGTCGTCTCTGTCAGAGTAGCCACCCACAGGCCACTCATCACCTTGAAGCTCGTCATTTTTAAGAATTCTACTGTCATGTTTGTTCCAAGTAATGTTTGTTCGTAATGGTTCAGTCTTGCATATATGTAACCACCCATTAAGCTCATAGAGGCTTGAATGGCTACGTTTAAGACCGCATTTGCCACAGTGGGGGCATGATTCAAATTCTATATTCATAGCATCCCTGTGACCTCTGTATTGAGTTGTAAGAAGCCTGTAACCACCATGCTAAACACTAGCACCACTAAACTAAACACAATGTCTTTCATTGTATTGATACTTGGGTTCTTTACCATGCCCACTGTATCAACAGATAAGAAGTAGATGCTTAATGCACCACAAAATAAAAACAACACTTGTACCACTACCATTTTAATTCTCCACCACTTTATAAGCTACTATGTCTGAATCACTGCCTGTTGGTAGCCAATTGTCTGCATCTTCAATCTCACTCCACCACCAACCCACTTGGTCAGCTATTTGACTTGTAATGTATCCATCTCTAAACATTACAACAACTTTAGTGTCTAATGTTTCAGGGTATGGTTTCTCTTTAGTCCATGCCCATTCTGTAAAACCTTCGGGGATGTTCATTTTATTTCTCTCTGTTTGTGTTTTGATATGAGAAGCATAATCCACTACGCTCCTCGTGTCAATAACTAATTATCACATACTGGATAAATAATTTTATCGTCAATGTACTCGTTGATTGTTGAGCATAATTCTCGCATAAACAAGGCATACTCTACACTGTCAAAACTACCAAGTAATGCTGTAATGTCATCACCTGATAGTGTTTCTACAGATAACACCTCTGTCGCATAAGGGGTGACGTATTGCAGGTCTGTTGCTACGTTAGCCTCTACAAACAACTTAACATCTTTAAATGTTAAACCTACATTGAAAGTTTTATTCATGTTTTATCTCCTAAAATACGTTTATCTATTTCTAAAAGATACTCATTTATGTCAACACCATAAATCTCTAAATCTTCAAGCTTAATTGGTGTTGACCATGTAATACCTGCATCTGTGCTTCTGTTCTTAACCCACTGCATCATGTGTTTAATTGTGTTATGAAAGTCTGTATCTCTACAATCTGTTAACACCTTATCAATATATAACAAGTAATCAGCAAACGCAGCATCACTATTAAAGCGTTTCCAATCTTTTAAGAAGTTTTGCAGTGTTACGTTACAACCTTTGTCATCACGAGCTAAGATGAAATAACCTTGAATTGACTCTGTTGGTGGAACGTATTTTGAAATGCGTAATACATCTGTTCCGTTTGTGTATAGTGTGTGTGAGTTATTCATAATGTTACCCCTAATTTAGTAATAACTTCGCTAAACATAGTATTGTCACCTATCCATCGTTTCATATAACCCATTTGCCAATTCTCATCAGCTATCTCTAACCAATCCTTAACCATAGGTTTACCGTCCCAACTAATATACTCAACAGGTTTAGGATACCACGACTTATATGTATCAACAACTGCTTGTAGTGCCTCTTTGTCAGTTTTACAATTAGCTAGTAGTTTGTATGTTGCCACATCACCCCACCTCTTACCTGACAAGAAGCTTGGTTTCCAATTATCAATTTGGTCGCCACCCACTATCTGTGCATATAGCCACATACGACCATGCCCTGTTAATGTCGGTTTGGCCATATCTTCTTTCCACTCAAGAGTACCAAACCCTTTAATAGTCATTGGTAATACCATCTTATCAGGGTTAAATAGATGCCCCTCTGTTTGAAGCGCATCTTTGTCAGGGCTGACACAAATCAGTCTATCTTTTTGACTCTTTGTTTTATTCCACTCTTTGAAAGCTGTAAAGCTGTCAATACTAAGCCAATCATCCGCTTCTAAATTATCGGTGGCCAACCTACAGTTATGATGCTCAAACAATAACTCCTCTAGTGTATTTATCGCTAAAGGTTTAAGACCACTACGACCCCCCTTGTATTCCATTATTGTAGCAACTTTGTGTCTAAAGACTTTCCCTCTGCCGATATAACCATAATAATCTCTTGCTTGTAGGTGCTTAACAACACCTTTAATTTTAGTGTCAAGCATATTTTTAACACTTGTATCTTGTTTTAGTGTTTGTATATCTTGGATGTCATACTCGTCAATTGCATGGGGGCTATCTCGTTCAGCATTAAACTCAGCCAACCAACCACCTTTCTTATTACCACCATAAAACTCTGTGCGGTTAGCAAAACGTAACTGTCCACCACTGTTTTTATGTGTACAAACAATGTGACGTTCTTCACAAGCGAACCCGATAGCATATTTAATACTATCATAATCAAAGCATAATCTTGTCATTTCACCCACCTATTATGAATATAAACAGAAGCTAACATACCTAGTGCTGCACCTGTACCTTGTGCTAACACTGTACCCCAGCCGTGTTCAACGATTATACCCACTACAGCTACATCTGTCAATGCTAGTAGATAAGATGTAATGGCTATCATTGTGTACTTGCCATGTATCACGTTTTTCTGCTGAAATCCTCGTAAGAATATGGCGATGAATGATACTAGGAAGGCTGTTAGTTGGATTGTCATACTAAGTTCTCACTTACATACTTATACACTTGCCATTGTAACAGGTTAGGTGTTCCTGTCATCTTGTAGATGCTACACCAATCTGCACCAAGTAATAGGTTTTTGTAGTATTCAAAGTTTAGCTTGTCGTTAATCTTAATGTAGAATGTCTTAGCATACTGTCCTACACTGCACTCTTTACCAACAGCACCCCAAGCACAAATAGCAATATCATATTGAAAATCACCAAGCTCTTTGTTACGCTTAGGGTTTTGGTTTTTAAT